GATAAACTTCCAAAAGAATATGCTCACTTGAGACCTCAAGTTCAAGATCTTTTATTGGCAGAATCAAAAAAAATATCATCAGAAAGTTTTCAATCAATCGTTCAGGAGGCAAAAAATGCAAACTAAAATTCAAGCCCTACTTCAGTCTCGTAGATTCTGGGTCGCAGTAGCTGGCGTGCTGGCTGTAACAACAGAAAGTTTAGGAATTACTACTTTAAGTGCAGATCAAGTTCAGAATATTGTACTACTTTGTGCGAGCTGGATTGTTGGCGATTCAGTTAGAAAGACTGAGGTGACACAATGAGTACAGGACAAATAATTTTCTTAGGACTTGGAATTGTTATGATTCTGTCCGCATTTGATTTCTCTTCCTTGCTAAAGAAGATTCAGCAAAAGGCCAATAATATTGATATTCCAGATATCACTACGCCTCCAGCTCCAGCTCCTATCGCTCCAGTTGATACTAAAGATAATTTGGTAGAGATTGTTCAGAAGTGGCAATCATTCAAGGATGCTTGCGAAGAGAACAATCTGTCTGAAGCTGTCATAACACTAGATGAAATTTTCCCAATGTTAATTAAAGTGGACAAATAATATGAAACCTAGAGTATATTTAGGAATTGCTTTTGTATTGATTGGTTTCTTTTGGGATAGTATCTCAGGAATTAATATTGATAAACCAGTAATTCCATCTACAAATTATAATAAAATGCTAGACTTGAAAAAGCCTACTGATAAACTATATGAGGAGTTAAAAGATGTTAAAGGCATTGTTTCCGGCCCAGATGAAGTTTTTGACAGGGAGTTGATTGCTATTTTTAACAATGAGATGGGTAAAAGATTGCCATCTTATGAAAATGTAAACTCAATATCTTTTGAAAACTTTTATGTGGAATCTGCTAAACTAACATTTAATAATAGGATTAGCAATAAGTACAAAGCTCTTGGAGATAGAATGTATAAAATTATACTAGCTACTCTTGGAGAAAATGAATCTATTATTACTAAAGAAGAGCAAATAGCATTATCTGAAAAAATGAGAGCAATCTCATGGATTTTACTAAATTAGTGTTGACTTTTGCGTGGGGTCTAGTATAATAGTACTAGATCCCATATTTATAGGAGGCAATAGTGGATATAGAATACAAAGTAAGCGTAGTGCTAATTCCTATTTTTGCAGATAGATCATCACCGCAATCAAGTTTTGATTACTATAAAATATTAATAGACGATGACAATCAAGTCTTAAAAAAAAGAATTGATGCATTTCATAAAGATATAGATAACTGTGTCAATGATTTATATAATGATTTTATAAAAATATCTTATGAATGGCCCATAAAAGAACTTATTGATTGCAAAAAAAGAGACAAAGAAATAGAAGTTATTTATATAATTAAAATGCCATATTTTAAAAATATCAATAAACTTGGAAAAGTAGTAAATATACAAGAATTCACCTCATTAATTACGGATGAATATTATAATGAAATCATCTCAAGAGCTTTCTCCTGAAACAGATAGTGACTTTACTCCAAAATCATTTGTTATTTTTTGCTTAGATCAGGATGGCAATATAGCATTTGAAGCGTCTTGGGGAAATACAAATGAGGATATCAAGAAATTCGCAGTATTACTACAGCAAATAAATTCTGGAGAATTTGAAAATGATGTTTTAGTTCAATTAAAAGAGCAGTCATTAACAATCAAAAATGGGGCAAAACAGTTTGGATTGTTTAGTAAAAATTATAAGCAGTTAAACTCAATTTCAGATTTAGTTATAGATCCAACAGAAGTGGAGTTAAACTAATGAAAAAAATAATGTGGGAAAGCTGGAGTCAAAAGGAAAAAGATTTGATGGAAATGGACTCTATTGATTCAATGGGGAGTATGGACGAAGAAGAGCTGGAGCAAATAATGCAATTAGAAAATTCATTATCGCCCTTGATGGCAGACTTTAGGTCAAACGTAATACAGACTCCCTTTGGTGTAGTTCCATCTGAATCTATATTAAAACCATCAGATAGATGGGATTGCTGGCTTGGCTATACTAATTTTAATTTGACTAATAAAGTGTCTGATACTATAAAAATAGTAGACGGCGTTGAGTCATTGAAAATTATGAGCAGATATACATTCTGTATCGGTGTAGGAAAAATGTTTAATTTTAGTAACGTGAGAAGGGAAATTGAAAATGCAGTTTGCAAATAAAAAAAAGACTTTTGAAGAGGCCATTAATAACGATTACTATAATAAAATTTTGTATAAAGTATGTAATAATAATTTAAAGAGTGTTTGTGATAGAGATGAAATAAAAACAATAGTATTAACAACTCTATGGAATTGCATTGATAAATACAACATTAAAAAGAATGTGAAATTTTCATCGTATCTTTACAGAAGCATACAAAATAATTCTCGCAGAATATACAAAAAAAAGATTAAAGAGTCAAGAGAAAAACCTTTAATCGATAATCTTCACTCAGAATTATTAATTGATAATAAAAGTTTTGAAGAGGCTAGAGATATTTTAATGTCTATTAAAGATTTGAATGAAGAATTGTATGACGTTTTGATTCTTAAATTTTACTATAACATGACAAATAAAGAAATTGGCTTAAAGAATGGCTATGGAAAAGAAGCTGCAAGAAAAAAACTTAAAAAAGCTCTCGATTTATGCAGGCAAATTGTGTATAGTAATGTAGGAACAGGAACCTAAATCAAGGACACTAGGAAAATAATTATTAATATCTTTAAATAAGAGGTAAAAACCATGGTTCCAAGTTCAAATAGCCACCTAAAAAATACTACAGGTGGATCATTCACAAGGCAAACTCAGGGCGGAACAATCATTGGATTGTCAACAGCCACGACAATAATTACAAAAGCAATTCAAGTTAAAGATGTAAATCAGGTAGATCAAACTATCTATCCCGGTCCAAAAGAATTGAGTGGTGCAAGCACGTATAACACTGCTAAGATTCTTTCCGGTGGAACATTTGCTTATAATTCAAACTTAAGAACTGGCAGAACTTTTATCATGTCAAGAGTAGCTACAACTCTTGCTGGAGTTTCCAAGACGTTCTTGCTATTTATGGCAAATACAGTTTCTGGTCCAAAATTCCCTTACTTTATCAAAGATAACTATGACAACTCAACAACTTTAATGCGTAAAATGCAATTTAGTTTCACGGGTTGGAATACTAATGGTACAAAGATCTTAAAAAGAAAAACATGGATTACAGATCCAACTGGAACAGCTGGAACAGATTTTGGAACTTCCACATCTCTTCCTAGTAGAGCTATTCCGGGCGAATTGTATATCTTGACCAATTTTGTTGATTACAATCCAGCAACTTCATCTAATAAATATAACTACTCACCTATCACGGGCAAGTAATTAAACTTGGGGGATTGGGATTCCCAGTCCCCTTTATTTTTTAGGAGATGAATTATGAATATGTCATGGCATGAAGTATTACCAAATTTGGGAGAGTTTATCAATAAAACTGGATTTCCAGTTGGTTTATGGTTAATTACTGGATTTGTAGTATATAAATTAGGTAAAAAGATTTTTATTAAAGTTGAGCCAATAGTAGATGCTCACTTTGAATTAGTTACTCAGCTAAAAGATGCATCGGGTAGAACCGTAAGCATTCTAGAGAAACAAAATGAAATTTTAGTACAAAATTTTACCGTACATGCAGAGATATTAAATGAGCATACTGATAAATTAGATAGAATTATGCAAGGCAACGCAGCAAAAAATGATATCTTGGAAGATAAAAAAAAAGTGATTTCAATGTCTAACGGGATGGCGACTGCCGCCGCTGGAGCTACAAATGGAATTAAAAGATAAATTAGTTGAGATTTTGCTGAATCAGCTAAATTTCTCCCAGTCAGACCTTGACAAAGTGAAAGCGGTGTTGGATAATATCAATGTAAGGAAGGTTGATGACAAAACCTTTATTGATATCAGACTAAACAAAATAACAGTGGTTTTAGAAAGCGACAAGAATGAGTATTAAAATTGGCAAAATCGATATTAAAGAAGAATTTGAATGGGTCAATGATGTTTTGAGCTTCTTTAAATTTAGACAGAATAAGGTTTCATATTATTGCACAAGTATTCAATTGCTGGACGAGAGAGAAGGTTATTTAGCCTTCTCCTTGTCTGCAAAACTTGATAAGCTTTTCAAAGACAGTGATTATAATAATAAGATGCTAAATGAATTGATTAATTATGAAATAAACGATTTCTATTTTTTATCATTCGCAGAAGAAGATCCTTCAAGTGAACAAATCGAATACGTAGGATATATAGACAAGAAGGACGTTTTGTCATTTTTTGAAATAGTATAATAAAGGATAAACAATGATTAATCTAAAAACAGTTAATTTTGACCAGCTCGAAAAAACAATCCGCAAGATCGTTCCGGGGAGCGAGACAAAAAAAAGACTTTCTGGGTATTTTGGATACTTTGAACCAAGAGAAGGCTATAATAAATTAGTAGCTTATGGACCACAAGACGAAACCTTACAACTCACTTGGATTCACAAAGAGTATCTTACAAAATGAGAACCGACTGGGATCAATACTTTATGGCAATGGCCCATTTAGCCGCTGTGCGTTCACACGATGCACAAACGCAAGTGGGCTGTGTTGTTGTTAACGATGACAATCACGTTGTCAGCATAGGATACAATGGCTTTCCAGCTAATACAAAGGATGAAAACCTACCAATGATTCGTCCTTACAAATATCCATATATAATTCATGCTGAACAAAACGCTTTAGCTAATATGATTGTAAAAGAAAAAAACTTACGAGCTTATGTAACTGGATATCCATGCTCTGTATGTTCAAAAATGCTATGGCAGAATGGCATTAGAAAAATTATAGTAGATAAACATGGAGTGATTTATTCCATGAGCGAAGATGATATTAAGATTATTAACTTCTTAATTGAAAATGGACTAAAAATAAAAGAATTAGATTTTGAGTATACAGTATTCAGTAATCTAAGTATAAAACTAAAAAACAAAAGGGCAAAAGAATAATGTCGATTAAAGCTTTACAGGATTACACGTTCTCTGCAAAATATGCAAGATACTTACCGGATAAGAAGAGACGAGAAACATACAAGGAAAGTGTTGATCGTGTTAGGAATATGATGCATAAGCAATATGCAGACAAGAGTGAAGATTTACATGCGGATATTGATTGGGCATATGATATGATGCTCAAGAAGAAAGGTTTAGGTTCACAGAGAGCCTTGCAGTTTGGCGGAGATCCTATCTTTAAGCATAACGCCCGTATGTTTAATTGCACAGTATCTTTTATCGACCGAATTAGATTCTTTCAAGAATGTATGTATATGTTGCTTTGTGGATGTGGAGTAGGATTTTCAGTGCAGAAAAAGCACATTGATAAACTGCCCAGCCTATCAAAAGAGAGATCTGGAAAAATCAAGTATACTGTGCCAGACGAGATTGAAGGTTGGAGCGATGCAATTGGAGTATTGCTCAGTTCATATTTTGAAGGCGAAACTGATTTTCCAGAATACCAAGGAAAAGAAGTTCAGTTTAATTTTGACAAGATTAGAGCAAAAGGTACAAGAATTTCTGGAGGTGGAAAAGCTCCGGGGGCAGAACCACTAAAGAAAGCTCTTGGTAATATTAAGAAAGTGCTAGACAATGCAGTTAATAGAGGAGGTTACAGACTTAAATCAATCGAAGCATACGATATTGTTATGCACGCTGCCGATGCTGTTATTAGTGGTGGAGTGCGCCGTAGTGCTACCATTTGCCTCTTCTCGCCAGACGATAAAGAGATGGCTACAGCTAAAACTGGCAATTGGTTTACTGATAATCCTCAACGGGGTCGCTCAAATAACTCGGCACTTCTTCTAAGGGGTAAGACAACTCCTGAGCAGTTTAAGGAGTTAATGAATTCAGTTAAGCAGTTTGGTGAACCGGGTTTCGTATGGGCTGACGATGAAGATTTTATTGTTAATCCATGCGTTGAAATTGGCATGTATCCAGTAGACACAGAAACTGGTAAGAGTGGATGGCAAGGCTGTAATCTTTCTACAGTTAACTGCGCTAAAGTTACCACTGAACAAGATTTTTATGATGCAGTTAAAGCAGTAACTATCATTGGTACTCTTCAAGCTGGATTTAATAGTTTTCCATATTTAGGAAAGACTAGTGAAAAGATTTTTGCTAGAGAAGCATTACTAGGCGTATCTGGAACAGGTTGGTTAGAAAAGCCTGAAATCTGCTTGAATCCAGATATTCAACGAAAGGCAGCAGAGCTTGCAAAAGAAACCAACAAATCTATCGCCCAGAAGATTGGAATTAATCAAGCGGCGAGAGTCACCTGTGTCAAGCCTGAAGGCACTGCTAGCTGTATCCTTGGCACTGCCAGTGGTATTCACCCTCATCACGCTAAACGCTATATTCGGCGTGTACAGGCGAATAAGGCAGAGGCATTGTACCAACAGTTCAATAAAGTCAACCCAAGGGCGTGCGAGGAATCTGTTTGGTCGGCCAATAGGACCGATGACGTAATTGCTTTCTGTATTGAAGTTCCAGACGGTAGCAAGACAAAGAATAAAATTACAGCTATTGAGTTACTTAAGATTGTAAAGTCAACACAACAGAACTGGGTATTGCCCGGAACTAATGTTGAGCTTTGTACAAAGCCTTGGCTAACTCATAACGTAAGCAATACAATCAATGTTAAGCCCGATGAGTGGAATGAAGTAGAGGATTTTATCTATGCTAATAGAGAATTCTTCTGCGGCATTTCTTTGCTTCCAGTTACAGGAGACAAGGATTATCCACAAGCACCGTTCACCGCTGTGTATTTACCTACAGAGATGATTTCTCATTATGGAGAAGGGGTTATGTTTGTGAGCGGTCTAATTGAAGTAGCTCTTACCTTATGGGAAGATAATCTTTGGGCAGCTTGCGATAGCATTTCTGGCCTTGGAAGCCCGATAAAAGGCAAAGCAAAGGTCGAATGGGTAGAGAGATGCAAGAGGTTTGCTGACAAATATTTTAATGGAAATATTAAAGAACTCACATATTGCATGAAAGATGTCTATAACTTTAAACTATGGACAGAACTCAAACGGGAGTATAAAGAAGTGGACTACACAGTTGTTGAAGAGCAATATGATGACACTCAACTAGAACAAGCAATGGCTTGTGCATCTGGAAATTGTGAATTAACTTAATGGCTATATTAAAATTAGTCCAATACCATGTACATACTGTATCCCTCAACGGTTCTGCTGTTGCTGGGGTACAGACTGTTAATGTATCAAGAAATTTTGACAATACTACTATAATAAAATTAGGCGACCCATCTGTAGTAAAAAACTTTTATAAAAAGCCTACGGTTGAAGTTAGCTTTTCAAAATTTCTATCGAATAATGTTGGACCATCCTTTCCGGGATTTAATTTAACTGCTTCTCCTCCTCAAACAGCATCTCTTTCAATTGGGATATCTGGAGGTGGAGGATTAAGTTTTGCAGATATGGTTGTGGGATCTGCTTCATATACGTTCAATACAGAAGGATTTTTTACAGAGCAATTAACATTTACTGGACATGTTATGGAGGGATCAGCCGCACCATTCGTTGGTTTTAATCAAGAGGGTGTAGTTAAACGAAGACAAGACTTTATCTTATCTGGATTTCCAGCAGAAGTATCTGCTTTATTGTCAGGTGGACATGTGTTATTATCCGTAGAAGCTTCGTTTAATGCTAATTATAATTTTGTTCCAACTTATGGAAATTTTTATACTATAAAAGGTAAATATCTATCATATCCAGTAGATGTATCATGCTCATTTGAAATTTTAGACAGGGGATATGCCCATACGTCAGTCGCGGATGCCGTTAGTGGCTCAATAGATGACACAGTGCAAAATAGATCTATAGTTATTTCAGCTGGGGGTGTAACAATAAACTTAGGTTCTGAAAACTTTTTATCTGCTATCGAAAGAACAGGAGGTGATGCAGGGCAGTCTAGTAGCTATTCAACTTATCGGTATACGTACAAAAACAATAACGGTTCTTTCACAGTATCGTGAGAAAAATCATATGTCAAGATCAAGAATTAGAAAAGAAGCTCAAAAAGCAAGAAGTACAGCAGTATCAAATCCACATCGTAAAATTCTTCAACCGAAGAGTATTAACCAAGAAAATTATATTATTTCCATGGTGGAAAACGATGTTACGGTATGTACAGGGCCAGCTGGTTCTGGAAAATCCTCTGTGGCAGTTGGCTTAGCGTGTAATTGGCTATTAGAAAATAAAGTAGAAAAAATTATTATTACACGTCCAACAGTGGAAAATGGCAGAGGTTTAGGATATTTACCGGGAAGTAAGGATGAAAAAATACATCCATACCTTGTTCCAGTTCTCGAAGAGATGGAGCAATACCTTGGAAAAATGATGCTGACAAAATTTAGAGAGGCGGGTATCATAGAAATGTGTCCGCTTGAATATATGAGAGGTAGAAACTTTCATTATTCATTTATGATCTTAGATGAAGCACAAAATGCGACATATGAACAAATTAAAATGTTCCTAACTAGAATAGGAATGTACTCAAGAGCTGTTATTAATGGAGACGCAGATCAGTCTGACCTACCTTTACATTTAAGAGGTGGCTTAGACAATGTTAGCGAAAGACTATTCGGACTGCAAGGAATTGGAGTCTGCGAACTAGACGCAACAGATATTGTTCGCAATCCTATTATTGGTCGTATTTTAGAAAGATTAAAGTGAAAAAAATCCTGCCAATCATCATAGCCTGTGGAGCCTTAATTGGCTCCATAGTATATTATGACACAGAAAAAACACAAATTAAACAAGAGTCTTTATGTATTAACGATGAGTTTATAGAATTTTATGAATTTTTATTACATGAATCAAATCTGTCAGACGAGGAAAGAGAAGCATATAGAGAAAGTTATAGAACATTCTTAATATGGAGCGGAGAAGAGTATCGAGAATATGATCCAAATGAATATTTATTAGAGGAATAATATGCCAATTTATCATTACAAATGCTCAAATTGTCCAGAGGATTTTGAGACTTTTCACAGTATAAAAGAAGCAATCAGAAAAACGTGTCCATCGTGCAATTCTGAAAGTTTGTCGGTTGTTTTAGACGGGATTCCCGCTATAATAAATAAAGGCGAGATAAAAACAATCGGACAACTGGCAGAGTACAACGCCAAGAAAATGGGGAAAGAGCAACTCCAGAAAAAAATGGAAGAGGATGGAGTTATTGATAAGATCAAGTGTCAAGAGCAAATGGCTCAAACCAGAAAACTTGCATCTCTATCAGAAGAAAAGAAGATTAAGTATATAGAAACAGGAAAGATATGATAAAAAGACCAACTACAAATTTAGGACCGCATATTGGAATTATAAAATTCAATATTTATGTTCATAAAATGAATGCAGATCATAGTATAGATACTCAAATGGTTGACTGTAGTGATTTATTTAAAGATCACGAAATAACTGAGTTGGGCGAAATACATGTTATTGGATTTGATAAATGGGAATGTGTCAGAAAAATAAAAGATAAATTAGAAAGCTTGAGTGGCGAATGATTTCAAAAGTAGCATCGCAAGAAGAATTAAAAGAAATCAATGTACGAGATTTTATAAATAACATAAATAATTTTTATGATAAAACTGGAAAACCATGCGTAGAAAATAAAGCAGTTGCTAAGACTGTAGAAATTTTAGCAGATGATGGTAAAACAACCAATAGCTGTTATCTCGTAAAGCATGGAAGAGGACAATTATTTGATCCTTACGGCATGGATATGAATAAAACAAACGCATTTGATTTTAAATTTGTCAAAGTTGATAAAAATATATATGACGAATATATGAAATATTTAAAGACAAGAAGAGAAGTGCATTTAACAAACTCTAGAAGACTATATATTAGTAAAGGATATTAATATGGGAAAGAAAAAGGCAGTATTGCCATCTGATGAACCAAAGGTTAAACCGTCCAAGGACAACACCAATGAGCAAAATGAAAACACTCATACGCTTCCAAATACTTTTGAGATGTTTGCAAAAAAGAAAGACACAGCTTTCATTGCAATGACACAAGAGGCATCTATGAAAGCAGATGAAGACGCTGCAAATAGAAGATCAAAAATGCCATCTAGAATAACATCATGTATTCATAAAATCAGGGATTCAAAATGATTTGCACGGGATATAATAGTCATATAACATCTTTATTAATGAGGCAACAGGTTCTATGGAAATGCATACTGGATGATGGCACAGAAGTGTTTTCAGATTTTGATTTACCAGAAGTAAAAGATCCATGGACAAGACTAAAAAATTATTGCATAAATAATAATAAAAATATCGTTGAAGTGAAGGTTATAGTTCCGGGAAATCCAGAACAGACAGTTTTCAAAGATTTACATGGATTAGACAATATACTTTTAATCAGAGGAGCTGCAAAAGATATAAATGATTCAGGTGAAACTGTATATTCATTTATGACTTTTGGACAAGTTCAAGAAGATGGCTTAATACATGTTAAAAGATTTTATTGGCCAGAATGCAGCTTTGGAACAAGTGAAGAAATACGAATGATTACTAGTGAAAACGAATATCTTCTATATAAAAAACGAAAACAGTGCGAGGAAAATTGCACATGTCAAAACAACGAACAGATCTAAGCAAATACAAGTCCCC